ATTGTTGTTAGCGTCCCAGCAGTAGCACCTAAGTTAGCAATAACATTAGTACTGCCGATTGTCATTTGTCCGGTAGCTGTAATATTACCAGTTACTTTAAATGTTTTTGTTGAGTTAACAAAACGACCAAGTTCATTAGCTGATCCTTGTCCGCCTGTTGAGAATACAATATCATTGTTTAATGCAGTTGATAATAATAAATTACCGCCACCAGTAAGTGGGTTACCGTAAACATATAAGTAACCGTCACCTGGGTAATTTAATTCGCTTCCACTGCCGCCAACAAATCCAGAACTGTTAATACCCATGTCAATATAGCCAACAGTAGTATTACCATTGTCCATGGTAACTACAATGTCGCCACTTGCTGAATTACCTGAATTAATATTCTGTAGATTTAGTTGACTGTATCCGTTGTAATTGCTGGCTAATTCTAATACAGTCTGTGCCTGCACTGAGTAGCCAGAAGATATACCTGCGTATAGTGCGCCGAAACCATTTAAACCACCAAAGAACTGACCAGTATTACCGTATACTGTAGTTAATACCTGTGTTACATTGCCGAATGTTAAGATATTGCCATATACAGTTAAGTTACCACCTATTGTAACATTACCTGTTGTATTAACCGTTGATAAACTTGCTGCTCCACCTTGGAAGTATTGAGCAGTGACGTAACTATTACTGGTAATATTTCCAGCGACTATTTCGTTATGTTGTACTATTTCTGTATTAACTGTAGTAATATTACCTTGTACTGTTAAATTACCAATAGTAACCGTGCCAGCAAGGTAGTTAGATAGAGCAACATTACTAAATGCTGTGGTTTGTATGGTGTTATCTGGGAATGTAAAATTGCCAGCAGTATCAAAATTCCAATAAGCATCATGACCAGGCGTGATAGCTTCAACGTGGAATCCACCATTGTCAACATAGACCCAGGTAGTTGATCCTGTCCAATCACTGTTAGGATCGACTGTATTGGAATTCGCTGACCATTGCATCTGTACAAAAGTATTTGATGCTAGATTAATTGCACCTGCTCCGTTATCTGGAGCACGGATCAAGCCAACATTGGCTAGGTTCAATGCACCATGAGCATCAAGGCTAACCACGTTACTTCCATTGCTTAAACTACTTCCTCCGCCACTACCAGATACTACATTGCCATTAACTAACAAATTACCACTGGAATTAATGCTTAAAGGAGTGCCACCGATATAGATAGTATTACTGCTGACCCATAAATCTTTCCATTGATGTGTTTGGCTACCTAAACTGTATGCAACATTGGCACTAGGAATTAGATTACCTGTTACTGGTTGTGAAGTATCAATAGCTGATGTAATTGGATGACCACCTAAAGTACTGCCATCATGAATTCTAATACTATTAACCTGTGTATCAACTGTGATTTCACCTGGGATACCAGTATAACGATTATTCTGTATAGTATTACCGCGTAGGGTTAATACTTTCGATACTTGTACGTTGCTATAATATGTTGTCATTACGGTAGTAGTCCTGGGTCAATAACTGTTTCAGTAACATTGTAAACAGGATTAGCAGTTGAGTAGTATGCTGGCAATACTTCTAAATCAAGAAGTGCGCCAAAATTATCATCTGTATACATCGGTGCTTGTGTACTGTCGGATTCGTTTATAATACGTGTAGTTAGTTTATAGTAACGTTGATCTAAACTGTTGACTATGGCTGCAGTAAACAAGATAGTAGTAGTACCTATGGTCAAGTTGCTGTATTGTGCTGTGCTGTTAGCGGCAAAACTATATGCCGTTACTTGGTTAACAGGATCTTGAATATCAACTTGTACACTGTACCCTGTTAAATCTACAGGCTTTTGATCCTGATTTTTAACTACAATTTGTATTGGATTATCTATACCTTGATAGACTTTTATAGGGCGTGCATACACGGGTCTGTTCCTTGTTTTGAGAAAAGGATTCGAGAAGTCCAAAACTTCAATTGGTAATTTTTGAATAGCTAAATAACTTGTGATTGTAGGCACTTTATGTCTCGATCCTTATTACATATTTAGCAGGACTTAATGGAAGATAGTTACAAGAATTTATTAGACCAATATCCGTTTATTAGCTACCTTACCTACGGCGGAAATGACTATATCGGTATTATACAAAACTCAGACGAGTTTATAACTACTATATACGATTTTGCTATGTTAAAATCATTGGATCAGAAAACACGCTATTTAGAATTAGCAGACCAATGGTGGTGGGAAAGTAATAGGTTGGTTCCTATTAATGTGTTTTTAAAACAGGATTGGATTGGTTTTAGACCTTGCCTGAAGACATTCAACAGCAAAGATGTAATTATACAACACGGGCCTTATGTTAGTCTAAGAGAAATAGCCCAAAAACGCAGTAAACGCAGATCAATTACCCTTATTCGCAAGATCCAATAGATTCATATTAACTACTACAAGCTGTGCATAACTGATAGCATGTGCTTTCTTAAAGTAATAGGTATCATCTGCAGGTCTATCCCACACAGTAGCACTTACTTCCTTCCAAGTCTTGCCAGCTAAGTGTCTTTTAGCAGGACGAATAATAGCCAAGAACATAGCCAGTCTAGGTATAGTATCCACAGGTTCGGGCATCTGTAGTAACAAATCATAATGCCCATTGACGTGCATTAATTTTGCGCAGATTTCTGGATCATACAGCTTTGTCCAATCCGGTTCACGCATCAGTTCTAATAGATGTTCTTCATCTCGGACCTGTTTATACAAATTAACATTTAAGAAGTCTAGTTTAACATAGCCACGATCCTCTGCAATATTATAATCTAGGCTCGCTTGCCCTGTAAATGGATCCACAGGTATTTCTGTAGCATAGACGCCGGTGTTATGTTTGACCAATTGGCCGTCACGTAAAATACTGGCAGGCGTGACATCAAGTAAACCAATTACTTCATCACGATCTGCAAAGTCAATGTCAATGTCTGATTTAAATTTCATCTGGTGGTAACCAATCTGGTGGTGGAGTGTTTGGTGCTATACCTACTGAATTATAAGATTGGTGTAGCATGCCCTGTATATCATCTAATTGTTTACGTAGTTGTGTTACGTCATATGCCAACATGGCCACATCATTGCGTAGCATCAATACATCACCACGTAGTTGTTCTACTAATTCTTCCATTATAAGCCGGCTCCCTTGAGTATTACTTTAATCCATTCTGTATCTGCTACATAGTCTGCAAATTTGCGTTGCCAAAAGTCCGGATCAATCCAAGGTAATATCATTACTATTTGTTCTTCGGTAAGGGACTCAAGAAATTCCACACCAGATTGACAATTAAACACAATCCAAGGGCTAATACGCCCATTACTGATATGATGACAAATACGATTTGGACCAGCCAATCTAAAATAGTCACTAAACCCGTTAGGAAATTTTCCCAAGTTATCATCCACATGTCGTTGCATCTCCAATAAAGCACGTTCAAGTGCATCTTGCGTAGCTTCTTTACGCATATACTGTTTTAGGTATTCTACATATATCGATTCATGTGTCCAATGATCAAGTTTTTTATTTTCTTTAATTACCCAATCAATAAACGCACGAGGATTAACTGCTCGTATCTCAACCATATGGCGACCAAATGCCACAAATGCAAGATAGTATGGACTTGTAACAAAGTCCGCATATGATTTAGTTTTGGCTGAGCCCTGTGTTAACTCAAAAAAACGTAGGTATGCTTGAAGTCCAAATTGTACACCTGTTTCTTTTTCCTGTTGCCAACGTCGCTTGCTTTCACAAAGATGTGCCGCAAGAGTCGATTCTTTGCGGAATTCTTTTGAGCAATACTTACACTTAAAACTATTTGAAACGGGCTTTAATTGACTTGTCGTCATCGCCGTGTTTTCTTGCCATGTCTTCAATATCTCGTTGATCATTTATCTTTGCTAACAGTTCAATTTCGTCTTGTTTATAATTAGGATAAAGTTCTTGTAGAAACTTTTGTACTTTACTATTACCTTCTTTCTTCTTACTGGCCATCCAACTGTGATGTTGCTTGCCCATGTTAGGACTGACAGTAGTACACAATAACCATTGTAGCTTAGGATGCTTGCCCAAGTCAAAGAAGTTTTTGTTTACACGTTCATTAGTGGCCATTAGATAGTAGGCCTGTAGATCTGCACTGCCTGCTACAGTGGCACCATAGCGTAGCATTAGGTATGTGCTGAATTTCTTACGTTCTTCATCAGTAAACTTATCATAGTACGCACGATCCTTGCGATCAAATGCCGCCATTTCATTACCAATATAAAGTGGATCGTTATTAACAGCCATTATTTGCCTCTGCGTAATACATTTATAATTTGTTCTACACTCTGTTGCATGTCGCGATATTTACTTTTCATTAGAGAAACTTCCTCTGATAGAAATCTTACCTTCTCTTCAAGAGCCATGATCACATCCTTTTGTTCGCGGATAACCTTATCATGTGACATTAGGTTAGGTCTAGGAGGTGCATTTGGATCTACTGCACGTTTTTTCTTTTGTTTAAATTGTCTAGGATCAAATGCCATTGTTATATTCCTTGCTTAACTTATATATCATTATAACATGATCTAGTGCTTCTTGTAAAGTAGTATTGGTCTTGGCTGTTTGACGTATTTCTCTCCACAACAATTCTTCTTCCCAACTGTTATTTGCGTTATATGCGCGGCCAATTTCGAATCTATCATTTGATCCAAATTCACGGGCATAGGTTACATCGTCAACTCGCTCGTATATGTAGGTTGCTCCAGGTGTAAGTGTGCCCATATTACCAAATCTTCGAATAATCTACTATTTCGCTTTGGCGACTGATATCTTTGACAAAGTAAGCACACAAGGGTTTGTCACCGCCTGTGATAGGCACTGCCAACATCTGACCCGGACGTAGTTTAGGAAAGTACCACTTGACATCTTGGTAAATGTCTACTACTTCAATAGGATGAAACTCTGGTTTGTAACTGCCTAAGGGATTAAACGTAAATGCACTAAAGCCACGATCATTGATAGACGTTAATGGTATAACTTCTAGGTCGCCAATATCCGATTCGCCAATAAGTACCTGCCAGTCCACGGGCATTTTAACAATGTTACCGCCGATGCTCAAGACCAATGCCGGACTGTTAAACGATTCTAAAAAGATCAAAGGAATAAAGAAGTAATCTGGATTCTTCGGGTCACTGTTATCTAAGATAGCAAAACGCAGGTCCTCGACTTCATCGGGGATTTCGTTCATTTCATAGGCTTGATTTTCTAAGGTTAAGATGTGCATGTATTACTTCCACTCCGTTTTTTCTACCGCATAAGGATAGTTTGCTTCAGTATAAAATTTCTTACGAGTTGTAAGATGCCTTTTGGCAAACTTACAGGTTGATGTTACGTCCCAGATTTGGACGAAGTCTTTGTCTTCCGCTTTACGAATGCCACGCCCGATACTTTGGATGACCCTGACAAAAGATTTACCAGGTTCGATAAGCACAAGATTAAAAATACGAGGAATGTTAAGACCAACAGCCGCAACACCATAAGTGGCAACAGCAACGAAGTTATCACTTGTGGCAAATTCATCATAACTTTCTTTACGAGTAGTTGCTTTAGTTCCACCGCTGACAAATACAGCGTCTTTAATCTTTTCAACAAGGGCTTTTCCTGGGGCTATTCGATCTACTAGAATAAGAGTATTACCGTCTTTTCTAATAGTCTCTATTAGTTTACTTATATAATCTAGCCGTTCCTCAGTCTCTAATAGATAGCGCAACTCACTTTGATAGTCTTTGTATTCAACATGATCTACCAACTGTAGAATGTTAACGTGACAGTTGCTTAGTACGCCCTGGTCTTGTAATTCACTGGCACTCAACCGACCGATAACGTCTCCAATTGAGCATTTTAGAGCCATAAACTCATACATTTCTTTAGGGATTGTGCCAGTTAAGCCCCAGCGAATCGGTATCTGACCCATAACACCAGTAAGTAATGTTTTAAGTGCATCTGCTTTGGCCATGTGTACTTCGTCAACCATAACACATACAACGTCTTCTAAAAATTCATGTATAGTAATGTCTACTTCATGTGCTTTAGTGCCTTTAAGTAAGATGTTAAGACTTTGCCAAGTACAGATAGTATGTGTACGACCAAACTCTTTGCGATCTCCAAAATAGACTCCAACATCCAGGCCTAGGTTGACATAGTCTGCTTCTGTTTGTGTTACTAGACTTTTGTTCGGCACAATAACAATAGTGCGGCCATACTGCTCACAGCTATAACTAAGTGC